CCTGGATCTTTATGGGTATACGATCCGTCGCTGACGAAAGATCGTAAGAGTAAATGATCTCACGGGGATTTACTCTCTTTAATAGACGATCGATTGGCTTAAGCTGGTCGAAAGTCCCATCTTGAGGTATTGTTTCCAATACACTGAAGAGCCACTTGTGAAGTGGATAAAGAGCCCACTGGGTCCAGCAGTCTGCCAGAGCTACCACCCGGACCTTCCCCGCTGCTTCTGGAAGTAAGGCAAGGCGTCCGCAGACATTCTTACCAAATCCATGTGCATTCCGAACCTTCGTCCGGTTTACAGCACGGGCCTGCTGATAAAACACAGCAGTATCTTCCAGCAACGTCCAAAGGCTCTTTGTCGTTCCGTAACCTCCAGGAATACATTCCAAGAAGTCACGTAATAGATTAGAGCTTAAAGACGCGAAACCGCTTCCATCGTCCGATGGAGTGGTTGTCCACATCATTGCTGATGAGAACCGGTGCGCGAACGAAGTTGGTGTACCGGATAGCCAGGATGGAACAGGCTTGTTAGCAAGTCTGAGGGCATTTACCATTTTAGTGATAGATGGATCCTCAAACCGGTCTGCAGAGACTGAAGAGATCACAAACGGCACGGGCCGCCCGTAGTCCTCGGGATTTACATCCCGAAGATCGGTGATTAGATCGAATCTCAGCTTGCTGATATCGATCCCAGAGTGTGTTTGAATCCCTGGGAGGAAGGTATTTAGACAGAAAGATTTCCAATCGTTTAAGAAAGGAGTCTTAAGGTCCTTACCTAGGCCCAAAATTGATAAGAAATTGGGCCGTCCCTTACAAGGCATCACTCTGTACATCCCGAAGAATGTTAACCAAAGCCGGATTGTCTCTCTGTTACCAGAACGTATCTGTGTCCGCACGAATGCAGGCATAATACGCGGGAGTCCATCCCGAGACCGGGCAACTGCAACCTTTCCAATCTTTCGTGAATGGAAAGACAGCTGACCTCCGGGTAATGACTGCATAAGTGCAACATTACAGACTTTCAGGTACAAGACCAAGCCTCTGCTTCCAGAAGCCTTGCCAATGGACACACACGCCTTTGCGAACTGCGCTAGTTGTATGATTCTCGAGCGAGATACTTTCCCTGACACCAGCCGGATCCAGGAAATTCCCGGTTCCAGCCAGTGTCTCCAGACTTTTAAGTCTGGACGCCATGAAACAGGTCTAGTGAGGATCCTTGCATTTTTGAGTCTTAGACTCTGAAGTAAGAATTTCATTTGACTAATCGTAAGATTACCCTTATGGGGCTGTTCCACCTTCGGTTTCGAGACAGGAATAATCATATCCCTGCTCGGCCGCAGGCGCTCTTGGTAGAGTCGGTAAGGTACCGCGCTGGTTTCACA